TCCAATACGGGGAATGCATCTCCACCACCAGAATGTCCTCCTCCTCCACCTACTGAGCCTATTGACCTATCAGATGGCTTTTCCTCACCTCGTCTATCAGCCGTTGCTGGAACTTTCTTAGTTCTCCAATGTGGCTCCATCCCTTCTTCCTCCTCTTTCTCCGTGGGTTCATACCAGACTCTCTGTTCGACTTCCTTCCTATATTTCTCTGCTTTTGGTTTGTCTGTAGGGGTTCCTTGGATGTCTTGTTTTGCTCTGCGACTCTTTATGTCTGCGTTTATTGATTCTAGGGCATTCTCGACACCAGAGGCAAATTGACCCTCACGATGATATCCGATTTTTTTACCCTCATCTCCCCTAGCCATGTCTTTTTCCAATGCATGTCTCCAAATGGCATTAGCCAAATCATCAACTAAATGATAGTCACTACCATCTGGCTTATCATTGTCCTCCCAGATATCATACAGGTCTTCTGTTGTCAAGTCCTCAAGAACCCCATCTTTCATTGATTGAACTTTCTGCATGTGTTTGGACTCATCAATACTACTGAATGTGCCATCTCTATTGAAAATAGGGAAAGCATAGTTTAGTAGGTTCTCTATCTTCGTTACTTCTGGATTCGTTTCAGAAACCTTCCCCTCTAATGCTCTAACCCAATTCTTCCAACTCTTCTTGCCAATTGGTTCCGTCTTACCAAAACCAACCCTACCCTTGTCACCCTGTGATAGTTGGTCAACGTGTATCACCAACTTGCCAACATCCAACATCCTGTCGTCTGGTTCTACGACTGAATATAGGATATCTGACAATGGGGATTTCTTCTGTGATAGAATGGTATCCTCTATGTGCTTTTCCAGTTTCTCAAGGTCAGTTGCATTTCGATATACGTCCCATGCTTCATCAATGTTATCAACTGTTCTAGTCTTGTCGAATCCCTCAATGCGATATCTACCATCATTGGTATTGCTAATGCTGAATATCTCTACGGTCTTCTCTATCTCGCTGGATTTCCTCGGACTAGCCACCACTAACTCTGAATCATCCAACTTGCCAAAGCCTTCTGCTTCAGAGATTTCAGAGAGATATTTCTCTGTATCGAACTTAATTTCATGACCGTCTACTTTGATATGGCTTCTTATCTCCTCGTATAGTATTGGTCTTGATTCTAGGAATGCTCCCATTAATCCAGCAGATTTTCCCTCTTCTTTAGCACCATGAGGAAGACCGGGTTTGAAGCCCTGCTCTGTGGTCTTAGCATCGAACATTCTCTGTGTTTTGTTGTTATCCAACAAGTCATTCATAGTGAAGTCCATCTCTTTCATCTTGGATAGAATGTTTCTAGGAATCACCGATGCAGACAGTAAGTCCTCTTGTTCCAATGCCGCTATGACTTGTGGTATCGTAGTAGAACCAATGGTCTGAAAGAATGCTCTCTTGTATTCTCTGAACTCCGCTTCATCGAATTCATACTCCGTTTCTGCATATTCCTCATTGAACTCCTGTTGAGTTAAATCCAACAAGTCTCCCAATCTACCTTGGATTAGTTCCAAGGCGTGTCTTGCCTTCGCCTTATGTGTCCTTTCTACCCAAGAGAAGGGATATGCTAACATCCATCGAAAGAGTTTGTTCTCCATCAGTTCTTGGAAATTGGCGTTTCTATCTCCCTCTAAAGTGAAGTCGTAATCATCGACTGAGTATTCTCTAGGTAGAAATATCGCCATTCAATTCACCTATGCAAGCCACTTAGCCCAAGCAATGCCCTTACTTACGGCATTAGCAAGACCAAGACCACTTGCAGGTGGTGTATAGGACATCTGCCCTGTGTTAGGGTCAATCCAGTATGGGTTATTCATATTGTCATAGCCAGCAGGTGGGACTGGATATCCAGATTGGTTGTTGAACGCCATTTGTTGTTGCATCATGGCATTGTTCATTTGGACAGAAGCGTTGCCACCTTGTATCTGTGATGGGTCAACCCCACCCGGATTTATCTGTCCCATTCCTCCCATGTTGTTTGCTGGCATTTGTTCCCCTGCTGGCATAGCGAATCCTTGTGATTCTAGATACTGTGCTTTTGCCATTCTCCTTTGCATTATTACCTCTGAGTTTATTGCCGAGGCAAGGAGTGCTTGGAGGTCTAAGTTGATGTTAGCCTCAGTGATGTTTCCAAAGGCAGTTGTAGAATCAGAATGCATGTTCAGAATCCCAGCACTGTCTGTTTGGAATTTCAATTGTGGTAGCATTTGTCCTAGAACCTTCTCCACGGTATCCTCAATCAATTGAGCCAATGCCGCTAGGAATGCTTCGCCGTGATACTGGAAGAAATCCTCAACGTGATTCTCTTGAAGAGTCAACAGGTTGTTCATTGTTTTGAACTGAGCCTGTTGATTGCTCTGCATCGTATTCATCAAATTTGCATTACTTGTCCCGAATAATCCCATTACTGCTCACTCTCCTCCGGTGCTACCTTAGCCCCCTCAGTCAATAATGTTTTCACCCTTTCGTTGATTGTGCTGGATTCTATGACAAGTCGGAACAATTCTTCTTCTCTGCTCTCTGTTTCAGAGACAGGTGGTTTTATTGTCCACCCCAACGACCCCAATGAGGCAATGTCTGTTGCCTTGAGACTAGTCAAAGGCCCACTTGACAATGGATTGAGGGTTTGCATTGTTGGAGCCTTTGGAATGTATGCGCTAAAGGAAAGACCGTGTTCATCTGCTAGAATCTGTTGCTCTAGCATCTCATACTGTCTATGAATGCCAGCGTGTTTCTCACAGTAGGTTCCTCTCATAGGATATCCCTTGCGCACCTTGTGTAGGGGTAGTGGTGGCCTCAGATTATCACTTGCTTCCCAAACCTTGTGGGTTCCACAAACTACACATCTATCCTTGATGTTATACTTGAACTTGTATGGTATCTTCAGGAACGTCTTAGTCTCTGGTTTGAGAATCTTGATTATCTCCTTCAGTTGCTTCTTTGGCTTTGTGTGTTTATACTCATATTGAGTTACTGCACCTGCCGCTCTCGCCGCAGATTGTCTATCCATAAATGCATTATTAGTTACGTTTGTAGAATTAGCACCGATGAGGCTAGGTGGCTGAAACTGCATACTCATGAGACTTCACCTCTAGTAGTCCTTTATCATTGTTAGGACTCCTCTGTATACCATCTCTGAGTCAGATTTAGCACTTACTATGTATTTATGACATGGTATTCCCTTGTCATTCAACTTCTGCATTCCTGTTCTGAATGCCTCAAATATGGGGTGGTTTTCTATAGGCCCATCATAGTCATACCTGTCTTTCCATAAGTCGTATTTGTTAGCCCAAATGGAAACTGCAATAGGGTAGTCTATCTCTCGCTTTTTCTTCTTTCTCTTCCTGTTATGCCAGTATGGGTCGCATATGCTATCCACCAAGAATGTCCAGCACAGTTGTTGCTCTATGTCATAGTGCTTATTCATGTGCCTATCATCTATCATGAAGATGATGTATTTCGGTCTTCTATTACGCATGTCCTCTATCCATTCATGCCAATAGACAGTCTGTCCTCCTAAATCAGCAGTCTTCACGGTATGTGCATCACCGTCTAGTTTGACGTATTTCCTAGTAGCACGTTGCAGTCCTTCTGTCCTATGGCGTATATCAGGAACTTCTCCTCTTGTCCTGAGTTGGTGATTTAATGTCGTCTTCCCTGCTCTACTAGCACCATAGATGCCGAAGTTAATTGCGTGAACTCTTTGGTATATTTTGTTTAGTCCTTCGACTATCAGTATGGCAAACCCTGCCATTACTGACATTCAATCACCACAGATGATTCCAGAAATCCACTAAACTGTTCCAAGCGATTGACAGGGTATTGACACCTGCAATTGCCATTGCTTGACCTAAGACAAAACTGCAAGCACAGGCCACTGCACCCCAAAACCAGAATCTAGCCCTGAGAAACCAGATGTCAGCAGAATGCGCTCTTTGTAGGTCATAGGCGAGAGTCGATTCATCCATTCCGAATAAAATTTCGCTGACCATTCATATGCCTCACTACTGCTCAGTCTCCAATGTTAGGAAAGAGCCTACTCCTTCCTTTGTTGGGTTTAGGTTAGGTAGGTTACTATCCCCATATATGTTAGTTGGGGAAGCGACAGTTGTGTTCCAATTCTGCTGGAATTGCCTGAAGGATTCTCTGACTCTCTTGCGGTTCTCCTCTTCCCTAGCCTTTCTAGCCCAATAAGCATCTATTCTTCGCTGTAGTAGGTATTCCTCAATCCAGTCATTAACGACCATATCGAACAATGCCTTCATTATCATTATCCCACCAATGGTGCTAATCCCGAAGAGCAATGAATGCTCAACCGCACCGTAAGGGAACGTTATTCCATATTGGGAATAAAAGTAGATGTTTATTCCACTGACTGCTCCTACGAACAGTATTGTCATCACTAGTCTTGTGTCTGTATCTATACTTGGCATATTAATCACGCATATTCTATTGAGTAAGCACCTGTTCCAGTGATATCAACAAAGATACCATTTTGGCATACTACCCCATGCATGTCGTATTCCAATGAGTTCCCTCTGGTTGCACCAGTGGAGTGTATTTGCATTCGTGCTACTTCTACTTCACCTGCTGAACTTGGGTCGTTATCTGCACTATCGTAGACCTTTACGGTGAATGTTCCATCTGTGACTGTAGATGCTCTAATTGAAATTAGTTTGCATCTACCCTTGGTAATAATTGCGTCAGCAGTTCTGACACCACTACTGAAGCATGTGCCACTACTCATCTAAAGTCCACCCCTTCCTTCTGTTAATCTCTCGATGAGGTCTGCTTTTTTACCTTCTGTGGAAAGTTTCCTCTCTTCTAGGTGTTCCTTCAAGACCTTAACAGTGAGTTTGTTTAGGTCAGGAGGAAGAGGAGTTCCCTCTTTCTCTTCTTTCTTTGGTTCTTCCTTTACTTCTTCTTTGACTTCTGGAACCTTGGTTCTACCCATTATCTTCTCTTTTCTAGAACGAGGATATAGAGAATCCATAACTCCCTTCGCATCAGGCCCACGCAATTTGAGGTGCTTGGCTAGGTGCTTCACCTTCTTAGGTGAGGTTTCCATTAGTCTTTGTATGGTTGCCTTATCATCAGCAGTGAACTCTACCTTGACGTTTCTATCGCCGTATAGAGTGATTGCATCCCTAGTTGAAACTTTAGTTCCGTTACTGTCAAATCTATAGTTCTTCCAAGTCATCTTGCCAATCTTGCTTCTAACTACTGCCATAATTTCACCAATTATATTGGGGTAGTAACCCCTGTCCTGATGCTCTAGGACAGAGGCTACTACTTTATGTTTTACTCAAATTAGCCCGTAGACTCTGACACGAACCATGCCTACATCATCATTCGCAGATGCGGCGGCATTTGTTCCATCGAAGTCCGTTGCAACTATCTGAAAGGTCGAACTGCTCGCTAGGTCACCAGACGTATCTAGTTCGACTGTTGCGAGAAACCCGGAGGCTCCAACACCCTTCTCTTGTCCAGTAATCATTACTGCGTTGACGGAAGACAGTCCTAGTGAACTAGCACTGATTACCTCTCCATTAGCAGTGTATGCTGTGATGTTAATCTTCGCATCAACATAATACTCATCACCAGACACATGTGGGGCAGTGTAGCCCTTATGGTCAGCAAGGATGGTAACTGTGTGTGTCACTCAATCACCCGCCTATGCACTCGTTAGGTTCGTTATCTTTCCTTGGCCCTTGAAGAAGGAGCAACCAGTCTCGCCCATTGTGCGATACATTCCCTGATTCCCTAGAGAACCAACGCCGAATGGGTCACCATTGGTAATACCGTTCTCAAAGTATTGAGTAGGCTTCATGACCGATAGCCACAGATGGTCTGTGTCTAGTAGCATGATGTCACTCAACTTGTTAGCCGTTGCGTTACCAGTCTGTTCCATGTCCTTTGCTGGGATAATTGGGATGTCGTAGTAAGTGGCGACCCTAAAGCCAACCTCTGCACCCTTCACTCCTCTTACACCGTTGTGCGTTGGGACAATCTCTTTCCTGTCCATGAACCTCTCTTGGCTCTGTAGCAGGTCTGAGATGTGCTGGATAGTATCGTATCCAGTTATCATAACCTTGGGGTTTCCACCGTTCTGCCTGATTCTCCTAATCATGTCGTTTAGAAGAGTCAGTGTTAGAACTCTTGCGTCACCAGCCGCGTATCCTGCACCGAAGTCAACCTCAGCCGAAAGGAAGTTATCCGTTCCGGTGTAGTCCTCTCCGCTTCTGGTAACAGTCCTGTCATCTCCGAAAATCCTAACCAGTTGTGTTGGTAGGTCAGATGGCCCTGAACCTGCGGCAACCATATCTGCGTCACCCATTGCGGCTAGTTCACCAGCAGACGACACTATCTTGTATAGTGACGTATAGTTGTTCTCGATGTCAGCATAAGATGCGTGGTCGTAATGCTCAAGTGGCATTAGTAGCATCTTGTTCTGAACCTCTGCGTGGTGCTTACCCATGTCCTCTCTAACGATTGAGCGGATGTCTCCTACTCCATCGTCAATTGCGGCCATCTCCATTCCGAGTTCTGAGAACTCAAACAGATGTGCAACAGTCTTTGGACTGACGTATAGTTTGGTGTATTCTGGCGACAATGCTCTGAAAGAAGCATCTCCACCAAGTTCAGCGTTCTCTGCAACACCACCAATCATGTCGGCGGCTATTCCAGATAGGTCAGCCGTGTTTGCACCGGGGTCAGTTGTTCCAATACCGAATGCAGAACCACTACCACCAGCAGGTCGGCTCTTTAGAACTCTCCAACCACTGGAAGTGTATGGCCTCTTGGAAATCATTGACAGTGCATTGACTTCCTGATTTAGCATCGACCAGACTTTCTGTCCGTATAGCAAGTTGTAAAGGTCACCTAGACCACTTGCCGCACTGAAGGCATTCGATGACGCATCGTGTGGCGTTCCGAATCCTCCAACTACTCCACTGCTCTTTAGCAGGGCGTTCCCTGTTCCTCCGACCATGCCGTAGGTTGCGGCTTCTAGGTCTGCCATTGTTCTAATATGTCCTGTTGTCATACTTCATCACCTCACTGATACCTCTCCACAATACTGTGAATGTCACTCCAAGACATCTCGGATGCATCGGACGTATTGGTTGGAAGTCCCTCTGGAACCTCAAATGCAACTTCCTGTGCTTTCCTGATATCTTCGCGTTCTGCCGAAAGGGACTTGCGTAGTTCTGCGAACTCTTCCTTAAGTGCCGCTACGTCTGTGCGAGCATCATACTCTGCTCTCTCAGCCTCCGACTTCTTTACAGACAGTTCTGCATCTAGACGCGCACTGAACTCCTTGTTAAGGGAATCGTATGCCATTGCCTCTAACTTCTCGGCCTTGAATGCTTCATATGCCTTCTCGACATTCTCCGCACTTAGGTCAAGAGTAGAGAAATCAGCATTCTCTAATCCCTTAGAAACCTTCAGAGGTGCAGGGGTTGCAGTTGGGTTTCCGCCACTAACAACTTCCTCGCCAGCCTCATAGTCTCTTGTTGAGTCCTCATCAAGAGCCTTT